CCCTTTTTTTTACATCCACACTAAAATGATGTGAGTGCTTACTAACACAGGAGGCTTTATGCCACGCCATACACAGCCTAGAGAAATCGCCGAACTAACGGGGGCGGTGGCAAAAAACCCGCAGCGATACAGGAACAATCCGCCAAAGCAGTCGCTTGGTATTGGCGATGCGCCGGAGGATATGACACCTGAAGAACAGGCTTGCTGGTTCGAGCTGGTGGCAATGGTTCCGCCTGGCATCCTTACTTTTTCCGAGCGCCCGCTGATGGATGCGTTGGCTAGTCTTTACGCAGAGTACAAAGAAGACCGCCGGGAATTTGGCGCGGCCAAGCGTAAAGACTTTATCAGTCTGTGTGCTAGGTTTGGTATGTCGCCTGCTGATCGGCAGAAGTTGCACGTTGAGAAAGATGAGCCAGAGGATGAATTCGAGGTTTTATGACGGGTTATGAGCGGTGCAAACGTTATATTGCTGCCGTACTTGATGGCAGTCAGTCCGCGCCGAAGACGATTATTCAGGCTTGCGAGCGGTTCAACCGTGATCTTGAAAACACAGAGAGATTCTATTTCGATGACCGCGCCGCGAATGTTGCGGTGGCAAATATTGAAAGGCTCTCGCATGCCAAGGGGCTGCTTCAAGGTACGCCGATTCACTTGGAAGATTGGCAATGTTTCTTTATCTGCGCGCTGTTTGGCAGTAAGTGGGAGAAGACACGGAAGCGCAGGTTCCGCCGGGCTTATGAGCTGGTGCCGAGAAAGAATGGTAAATCACTGATAGCAATCTGCATAGCGCTGAGTTTTTTTGCCACAGATATGGAGCCAGGTGCCGAGGTTTACCTTGGGGCCACCTCTCAGGATCAGGCCAAAGACCTGCTGTTTAATCCAGCCAAGTACATCGTTGAAAAATCCAAGGCATTCCGCAAGCGGTTTGGCATTGAGGTTAACGCTTCCAGCCTGATAATCCCTGCAAATTTCTCTCAGCTTAAATCAGTCATTAAAAAACCTGATGATGGTTACAATCCTCATTGTGCGGTTGTGGACGAATACCACCAGCATGATACGGACGAGCAATATTCCACATTTGATACCGGCATGGGGTCGCGTGAGCAACCTCTTTTGCTTGTTACCAGCACTGCCGGGAGTAATTTGGGCGGGCCATGTAAGGAAATGCATGATGAATGCCTGATGGTTTTGGATGGAACTATTGAAGATGATTCATTATTTGTCCTGATTTATCAGCCTGATGTGGATGATGATTGGGCAAGCCCTGATTCTTTGGAAAAAGTGAACCCGAATATCGGCGTTTCGGTATCTCGTGATTATTTGCTTGATCAGCAAAGTATCGCCCGCCGGTCGGCCACTGCGCAGAATGCATTCAGGACAAAGCATTTGAATGAGTGGGTCGGCGCCAGGGTGGCATGGATGAATATGTTGTACTGGCAAAAACAGAAGTCAGATTTGACCATTGAGGATTTTGCCGGTGAGCCGTGTTTTGTATCTATCGATCTGGCGAGCAAGAAAGATTTATCTGCTATTTGCATTCTGTTCAAACGCGATGGAATCTACTATGCTTTCTTCAAGTTTTATGCGCCTGAAGCGGCGGTTGAAGAAATCCCAAAATATCGGGAGTTTGTGACGAAAGGGGAGCTTACGGAAACGCCTGGGAACGTTACTGATTACTCTTTCATCGAGGACGAGCTTTTATCATTGGGCAAGGATTATGATGTTAAAGGTTTTATTTTCGATACATGGCAGGCCAATTATTTGATAACGCGCATGCAAGACAACCGCATGCCGGTTATTGAAATGCCGATGACGGTTAAGAATTTGTCTGATGCAATGAAAGAAACTGAGGCACAGGTGCTTGATGGTGCTTTATGGCATAATGGAAATACATGCATGACCTGGCAGGTGGGCAATGTGACGGCAAAAATGGACGCGAGGGAGAATATTTACCCTCGGAAAGCGAATAAGAATGATAAAAATTGTCACATTGATGGGCCTGTTACCTTGATAATGGCTATGAGCCGCTGGCAAATTGAGCGAGACAGCGGCGGTCTAGATGACTTCCTTTCAAATCCGGTGGGCGTATGAATCTGTTTTCAACGATGTTGGGGTGGTTTGGTTCCGGCTCTCTGTCAAATAACGACAAAGGCGCACAAACGGGAACTGGAAACACTTCGACGGATGCCGGGATATCCGTAAGCAACGAACGAGCAATGCAGGTATCGGCGGTCTGGGCCTGTGTGCAGTACATCACCAATTCGGTGGCATCACTCCCGATTAACTTCTATGAAAAAACTGACGATGGTCGAGAGCTTATCGATGATGGTCCGCTCAACGCATTGTTTCACATTTCCCCGAATGCTTTGATGAAACCCAGAGACTTCAGGAAGGCGATGACACTTCAGCTTTGTTTGTGGTCGAATGCTTATGCCCATATCGAGTGGATGGGAAAGCGCCCGGTATCAATTATCCCATTGAGGCCAAGCCGAATGACTCCTGTCATTGGTGAGGATGGTGATCTTACCTACCATTATCAAACAACGATGGGGATTATCGTTTATTCCAAAAAGTCGATCATGCACATGAAGGGCTTTAGTTCTGACGGGATCGCCGGTTATCAGCGCGTCGACTATGCGGCCAAAACGTTGGGCCTGTCCGTGTCTGCTGATGTGTACGCGGCCAAGCAGTTTGCCAATGGCGGTCACTCAGGTGGCGGTCGACTGACCTTTGATGACTTTTTGACCGACAAACAGCGCGACCAAGCCCGAGCTTTATACGATAGTGTGAGCGAAACAGCCTACAACAAGGGGAAATTGTGGCTCCTTGAGGGTGGTGTGAAGTACGAACAGGATGGTTTGAACCCCGATACCATGCAAATGATCGAAACCCGCAAGATGCAATTGGGTGAAGTTGCTCGATTCTTCGGGGTGCCAGAGGTTCTGATTGGTGCGTCCGGTGGTGGGACTGGCGCTTGGCCTGCTTCCTTCGAACAACAGATGCAATTTTTCCTTACTTTCACCCTTCAGGATTATATTGATGAGTGGGAGTGCTCTATTCTCGACAGCTTAATTGCTGACAAAAGAACCGTGTCAGCCGACCATGACGTGAAAGGCTTCATTAAAATGGATGCGAAGACGCGCGCAGAAGTTCAGGCTTCGCAGGCTCAGAACGGAACGCGGACAAGAAACGAACTCAGGAAAGAAGACAATATGCCACCCAAGGAAGGCGCTGATGATTTGACGGTCCAAGTTAATCTCACGCCGGCTCAGAGTTTGGGCGAAATGGAGAAGGTTGGTGGTGGTAATGGAGATGGTCTACAATAAGCCCAGGTGATCATATGATAAATAAAATAGATAATCCGATTGGTACTTGTAATCTGAAGTTCGCTGATGGTGACAACGGCGAGTTCGAGGGGTACGCCTCTGTATTCAATGGGGTTGATTCATACCGAGACACGATTCTACCTGGCGCCTTCGCTGAAACAATCAAGGGTGATCGACCACCATCGATGTTCTTCAACCATGACAGCTATGAAGTCCCTGTTGGCGATTGGATTCATCTTGAAGAGGATGACACAGGCCTTTTCGTCAAAGGCAAGATTGATCTAAACCACCGGAATGGCCCGACATTGTATTCGGCACTGAAGAGAAAGGCAGTTGATGCTTTGTCGATTGGCTTCAGGATACCTACCGGTGGCGCAGAAGAGCGCGACGATGGTTTGAGAATCATCAGTCAAATTGATTTGAAAGAAATCAGCCCTGTTAACTTCCCGGCTGATAATGCCGCGAGGATTTCAGTTGTGAAAGCTGATGTAGGTTTAATCGAAAATTTAAAAGAGGCTGAGAAGTTCCTGCGTGATGCTGGATATTCACGGTCTGCGGCTACTGCTTTGGTGAGCCGTATCAAAGAACTAGCTCAGCGCGATGCTGATCAATTTGATGATGAAATCGCTAAACACCAGATCGAGCAAAACACCGCTCGCATAGTGAATTTATTCAAATAACTGAGAGGCAAACAAAATGTCCAAAGAATTAGAACGCGCTGAGAATCTTGTCGATATCGGCAAGGTAGAAGAAGCGATTTCCAAAAAGCACAATGAGCTTTTGGAAATCGTCAACAAATCAAACGATGAAATTAAAGTTGCCGGCAGCGTAGCCGCTGAAACAAAGGCTGCTATTGATGGTGTTGCAACGAGCTTGACCGAGCTTGGCGACCGTATGCAGGAACTTGAGCAGAAAGGCGTGAGCCGATTTGATCAGGGTGAGTCTGCTTTGGATATCGGTTCCGAGTTTGTGAAATCTGAGCAGTTCCAGGCGATGGTTGAAGGCAAGCAGGGTCAGGCGCGGATGGAGATGAAAACAGCCATCATCAATGCCACAGGCCAGAATCAACCATTAGTGGCTGCTGATCGCCTGTCCGGTATCAATGCAACACCTAATCGGATGCTCTCTATTCGAGACATTATTCCAACAAGCACAACCAACAGCAATCTTATTGAGTTTGTGCGTGAGAATGTATTCACGAATAACGCGGGGCCAACCGTTGCCGGATCACCGGAAGCCTTCGAGAATGTGACCAAGCCCGAATCTGGCATTACCTTTACGCTGGAAACTGAAGCAGTTCAGACTTTGGCTCACTGGATTCCAGCTTCCAAACAGGTTATCGGTGATTCTGCCCAGTTGCAGGGCTACATCAACGGTCGGCTGACTTATGGCCTGAAACTGAAAGAAGAAACCCAGTTGCTGAATGGTACTGGCGCGAATGGTGAGCTTAACGGCATCATCACTCAGGCCACGTCCTATGTGGGCGGAACTTCTCCGGTAGTCACCTTGGCTCTGGATAAAATCCGTGATGCAATCCGACAGGCTCAAGTGTCTGAATACATGCCTGATACAATCGTGCTGAACCCGCTGGATTGGTTCAATATCGAGATTGCCAAGGTCGGTGCTGCTGATGACCGTTATGTGATTGGTAATCCTGGCAGCCTGATGGGGCCAAATCTCTGGGGTATCCCAGTGGTGGTGACCAACTCAATCGCAGCCGGTACGTTCCTAATCGGTTCCTTCGGCCTTGGTGCTGAAATCAAGGATCGTGAGCAGGCATCGGTTGAAGTTAGCCGCGAGAACTCAGATAATTTTGTCAAAAACATGCTCACCATCCTCGCGGAAGAGCGTATTGCGCTTGTCGTATATCGCACTGAGGCGTTTATTTCCGGCTCGTTCTAAGTTTAGCCCGGCAAGGTAAAGGGGGAGCTTAACGGCTCCCCTTTTTTTGTCTCTATAAAGTCAATTAATACTGGTATTAGAAACATTGAATTCCATTGTTCTAGATAATATCCATACTTACCCCAAACAAAAGGGGAATATAATGGATATAAAGAAGATGAGCTTAGAAGAAATCGAACAAGATTTATTGAAAAATAATACTAAAAAACAACTGGCAGCATTGATTATTGCCTCCGCTGATAAATGCAATCAAGCGCAGCTCGATGTTGAAGCTGCCAAAAATGATAGATTTCAAATTGAATTATTATTTCAAGATTTGAACAGCCTTATCTCACGTAGAGAGATTGGTATTAAATATGCGGAGCAATTTGTGCTTCACTCCATTACATTGAGCGATCTTGAAAGAGAAGATCAAGATAAGGAGGGGTCACATAGTTCTGTCGCCGAGCTTGCTTTATATAATGCATATTCGCTTTTGCGGGATATAATCAAAGATACTTGCTCGGCTCGTTCTAAATAAAGATTTATTGGAGGCATTATGAAAGTTCGCATCATATCCACACCTATCACACCGTACGGCTCGTTTGGCAAAGGCGACGTGCTTACCTCGGACAAATACCCTGAAACGTTCCTGGTGCATCTGGTGGAGGCTGCTGGGGCTGCTGAGTACATTGAGGCAAAGATTGTTCAGCCTGTAACCGAAGTCAAAATAGAAGTCGGTGGCCAGTTAAGTGAAAGCCAAATTGATCAGGTGCTTGATGCTGTCAGTGATCGAGTGGATGACACAGTGATTATCAAAAAGGCGCCTACTAAAAAAAAGCGCGGTCGTCCGAAACTTTCATAATAATCGCGTCCGGACCTTCTCTCACGCCGGAAGATGTTGAATATGTTCGCGGGAAAGGCACGGTAATAGCGATTAATGATAATTATAAGCTCGCTCCTTGGGCTGATATTCTTTATGCGTGTGATTTAACTTGGTGGAATTGGCACCCTGAGATTGAGTTTGCTGGCCGTAAAATCACC